ACGGTTCGAATGGTACATCTGGTAGTAGTGGTCTTACAGTAAATGGAACTAGCGGTACTTCTGGCATTGGCTCTAACGGCACATCAGGAAGTAATGGTAGTAATGGAACCTCATCAACAGGAGGTACGAGTGGAATAACGATTGCTGGTAGTTCAGGAACATCTGGTATAACTATCAGCGGATCTAGTGGCACTTCTGGAGTTAGTACTAATGGTACATCGGGAAGTAATGGATCAAACGGTACATCAGGTATAACTATTAGTGGAACTAATGGTTCAAATGGTACATCAGGATCAAGTGGTAATGGTACATCGGGTATTAATGGAACTTCTGGTAGTTCAGGAGTATCAATAAATGGATCAAATGGAACGTCTGGAACCTCTTCTACAAGTGGTACAAGTGGAGAGGATGGAGAGGATGGAAGTAATGGTACAAGTGGCGTAGGTAATGTTAAATTAGGAACTAGTACCATTAATTTTGGTAATGCTCCAGGAACAAATATGATCATTACTACTATAACTAATTCAAATGTTACATCATCATCTATAATCATACCTATAATTCCAGCAAGAGCTACAGCAACACATAATATAACAGAACATCAGATTGTACCAATTAAGTTAAGTGTTGGAAACATAGTAGTTGGAGTATCCTTTGATCTTACAGCAATTAGTGATTGGAGATTAAATGGAACATTTAATGTAGACTATATAATTAATTACTAAATTTAAAAAATAAAAAATCATGGCAGGAATAAGAATTGAGGGTAACGTCTCAGGCAATGTAGCAGAAGTAGCAGGAACAAATCAATTAAAGATTATTCCTGAAGTAGATTCACTTGGAAATCCTAAAAATATTGGAAATGTTAGAATTCAAAGTGTTAATGATGAAGGAGCATTAACTGGAAATCCATATCTATTATCTCCAGAAACGGATGATGATTATCGTCTTAGAGTATCACAAGATACTATTCTTGATGATGAATTATTTAACTATACATCACAAAATACAGGAAAGCATACTATTATAGCAACAGCAGTCAATTTAGTTCCATCTTGGACAGCGGGAGGATATAATACTAATCCGACTGGTGTAACAACTTCTGCATCAGGAGCAACTCTACAAACCTATGCATGTTTTCCTATTATTGGTACTGGAACTATATCGTGTGATATGGAACTAGCATTTACAGCTCAACCTACATCAAATACAATTATTGATTTTGGTTTATTTTATGGAGCAACTACAAATCCATTTGCACCTTCTGATGGAGCTTATTTTAGGTTAAATGCTTCAGGATTACAAGGTATATTAAACTATAATGGAACAGAGACATCAACTGGTATCTTCCCTTTGGCCGCAGGAGCTGGAACATGGGCATATACCAATAACAAGAAGTATCAATTTATCTTATACATATCATCCGTAGAGGTTGAGTTTTGGGTCAACGATGGCAATGGTGCAAAGCTATTATCAGATATAGCAATACCATCGGGACAAGGAACAGCAATATCATCTGCAACTGCTCCATTTCACATTAGACACGCAATTGTTGGTGGTGCTGCTGGTACTGCTTTAAGTGCAACTCTTTCTAAATATAATGTTAGACTTGGTGGAGTTACTGGTGGTGGAAGTTACAGAGAAGGAGGAAATCGTTGTTTTGGTAGTTATCAAGGTCTATCTGGTGGTGCTGCAATGGGACAACTTATTGCAGGAACTGTAACTTCAGGTACACTAGTAAAACCCACTGCTGCAGTTCCTGCGAACGGAGCTCTAACTGCAAACTTACCTAACTCTTTAGGAGGAAGAATATATGAAACTTTAAGTACAGGTCTTGCTGCTAATGTTGATGGAATATTTGCATCATATCAGATTCCTGGAGGAACTGTAGGTGTACAAGGTAGAAGATTAGTTGTAACAGGTATTAAGTTATCAGGAATGGTTCAAACAGTTGTTGCAGGAGGTCCATCATATACAGAGTGGTATATAGCTTTTGGACATACAGCAGCAGCACTAACTACTGCGGAAGCAGCTACTACGAAAGCTCCACGAAGAGTTATGCTTCCAGAGTTAACTAGTATTACTGTTGCTACAGCAGCAGCAGGAACTCTTTTGCAACAGCCAGCCTATGTTTCTAACTTTGATCAACCTATATATGTTAATCCTGGAGAATTCATAGCTCTAGTTGGAAATAAAACAATCACTACAGCATTAACTTCTGGAGTGTTGGCATATACTTATCAATTTATTTATACTTGGGAATAATAAATATTGAAAGTGCTACTCTATAGTAGTTCTTTTAATTTATCTATAACCATATTGGCATTAATACTCTTCTGACATTCCCATTGTCGAGGAGTATTTTTGTATAATGGACACCAATTCCAATCTCCAGCATCTAATCGATTCGTACTCCAACAGTCATGACATACAGATTTATTAATTATTCTTGTACAATTAGATTGAAACTCATAATTATCTCCTGTAAAATTAGCAATCATTACTACATGCTTCTTTAGTGCCCAAGCTAACCAACTTAATCCTGAAGATAGACCAATAAAGAGTTCACTATGATAAATTGTATGCATAGTATTCTCTATAGATGTATCTTCGATTTGTTCTACATAGTCTAGAGGATTCTTTTCAATTGATACATTTATCACTTTATATCCTCTCTCTATTATATAGTTTACTAGTTTTTGCCAATCTACTTTATTCCAATATTTACAACCACTGGTTGAATTGGTGGCAATGGTTACATATTTGTATTTATATAATCTTTTCTTAGGAGTAAAATTAATTCTAGGAATTAGTTCTTCATATGCTAATCCAAGAATATTACATGCAGCTTTTTGCAACGGAACTGAATTAGGAAATGTTGGTTCTTTATCATTATTATAGAAATATCCAACATTATACATTCCATATATATCATATACTATTTCACCAGGATTTATAAACTCTAGTTCTGGATATACTTTTTTAAATAATGCATTATTGAATGTTGATACAATTACATGACAATTATGTATTTCTTGAAATTTTAATACATAAGGAATCCAAGCAATTGTATCTCCAAGAGCTTTACTATTAAATGCAATATATACACGTTTTCCTGTATAGTCTAATGTATTTTTATACAATAATTTATTTTCAGACCATATCTCAGTAGTCCATTTAGTAAACCATGTTCTATTTAATTTAATCCAATGATTTGATTTAATTGTATTTTCATAATAACATACATTATCAGAATCTAAAAATTTAACAGTGTAATCTTTATCACTATTTCCTAATATCTCTAAGAACGGATTCTCAACAAAATGCTGAGTAATAGATATCTTTGGAGTTGGTGCTATCGAAATTGTATTATTCACAATAAAATTATAACAGTCAACGTGATTTATTGCCCAATCTTCCGATGTATTATCTATAGGAACTTCATAATCTGCTTTAATTAAGTTTAAATCAGAAGTAATAGGATTAATATATTTCTTAAACATATTTCCGTACTGTGGCAAATCTCTTGCAATTATAGGAAGATGATTTGATATTGCTTCTCTTAATACTAATGGATTACATTCCCAAGTAGAATTAAACATGAATATATCTGCAGCTTTCATAAACATTGCCACGTCAGTACGTTCTCCCCATATTTTTACATTTTTTGGAAGATTTTTCATCAACGATTTCCAATAATCTATAAAATTATTTGCCTGATTTCCAACAAAATGAAATTTTATATTTGGATATAGTCTTGCAATTCTTAATCCTTCCTCTTGATTTTTTCCTTTAGTCCAAAGTCCTACGTTTAAAACATGTTTCATAGAGGGTTCCATTCCTAAAATTTCTTTTGCTCTAAGTTTAGTTAATGTTCCATTATTAACTTCATCTATTGGAAATTGTAATATTGATTTTAATCCTGGTAAATTAGCAAAAGTAGTAAGATGATAGGGTGTACAAAACATATATATATCAGGATGAAATATCTTATCTTGAGGATTAAATGATATATCATGACAAGTTTCAACTATTTTGTAAGATCTATTTATATCATATAATCTACTAGTCATTTGATAATCTAATCTTTCAGACATTTCATCTATATGAATAATATCAGGATGCCAACTTTTAATAATATCAAATAGTTGCATCTTGTTTTCATTTAGAGTTTGAAAATTATCTCCTAATAAGAGTTTGATTGTGTTTCGTTGAACTGTAAATTCTAAAGATACACACTGATATTCAACTACGAATATCTTAGCATTAGTATATTTTTGCAAAACCTCGATACGCTTTAGAAGAAATGCAGGCATTCCTCCTGTAGATAGATGACTTGGCAGGAATAAAATTCTTGGATTTTTTAATAGTTTCATAAAGTAAAATATTGGTTTACACAAAAATAAAAAAAATTTGGTGATGTTAAGATTTATATATAGATTTGTTTATTATTATAATCCCTATTATGATACTATATCAACTCAATACACGTAGAATATGTACCTACGTGTATTATTTTTTATAACTGATTATTAATCTTAGTGATATGGATCACATTCCTGAATCATCTGTAAACGCAAAATTAAAAAGTATGGAGCAGCAACTCTCTGATCTCGAAGAGAAAGTCACTTCTATAGATGCAAAGCTCACCCAAGTTGTAGATGCAATTCTTGGAAATCCTCTAACGAAAGCTGGAGGGTTTATTGAAGAAATTGTTACATTAAAGGATAAGATTAAGAAACTTGAGACAAAACTTGAGTTACAGGATAAACAGATTCAGGAACAAGATACGTTTAGAAATAGATTTGTATGGACAGGCGCAGTGATTGTAGCTCTTGGATTAATTGCAGAATGGGTATTCAATATTTATGGTAATTTCAAAAAATGAACTTTATAAAACAATATTTTCTATATCTAATAATTGGAGTTTTACTAATACTACTCTTCTTAGGTAAATGTAGTAAATCTACAACGATTGATAAACCTATAATTAAACACGATACAATAATAATTAAAAAAGATAGTACGATTTACTCTAAACCAAAAGTAATTAAGATAGCAGGAGAATCAAAAATCGATACATTTTATCTTCCTAATCCAAATTATAATAAACTATTAAAGCAGTATCGTGATCTTCTAACTTTATATTTTAGAAATAATATTATTAATGATACTTTAAAATTAGATAAGTTTGGAAGTGTTTTTGTGGTAGATACTCTAACTAAAAATGTTATTTCTGGAAGAACTTATAAATATCATTTAAATATTCCAGAGATAAATACAACTATAATTAAGTCTTCTAAATTAGTAAATCAAGTGTATGTAGGAGGTTCTATAGAAGGAACTAATATTAGTCCTGTTCATCAGATTACTGCAGGATTTCTTCTAAAAAATAAGAGAGACCAAATATATGGTATATATACAGGAATTGATTTTAATGGTCAGATTGTATATGGGATACAGAGTTATTGGAAAATTAAACTTTAAGAATGTTAGAATATCTAAAAAATTTAATTAATGCTGATAAGCCAGAGAGTAGTAAAAGATTCATTGCTCTTGTTGCTTTAGTGATATATATAATAGTTGTGCTATATGGAGTATTCTTTAAAGTAGCAATAGATAATGTAATTATATATTCATTAGTTAGTTTAATTTTAGGAACATCGGCAATGACGTTAGTACAAAATAAAGTATAGAATAATATGAAACTGGAACTTAAACGTACCTATTTTAAGGACACTTACACAATCGGTTATCTATTTATTGATAGTCAATACTTTTGTGATACATTAGAGGATGTACCAAGAGATATTAAGATACAGAATGAAACTTGCATACCAGCTGGAGAATATAAGGTAATTATTGATTTCTCAAACAGATTTCAAAGAGATATGCCTCATGTTTTGAATGTACCAGGCTTTGATGGTATTCGTATTCACTCAGGAAACACTGACAAGGATACTGACGGTTGCATTCTTGTTGGTCAAAATAAGATCAAAGGAGAGGTGATAAACAGTCGAGATACCTTTAACAAACTGTTTCCACTTATACAAGATGCTATTAATAGCAGAGATGAAATTTCAATTTCAATTACTTAATAATTATATACCTCTACAATGAGTACATTAATGGAAGTTGCAACAAGCATTGATGCAAAATTAAATGCTCTTAATGCAAAAAAAGCGACTCTTGAAGCAAATTTAAAATTAGAAATTGCTAATATAGAGAGAGAGAAGGCCCTAATAGTTGCCTCTATTTCTGTAGAAGTACAGAAAGCAATTACATTGAAAGATCAAATAATCAATGGAATTAAAAAGGAAGAACTTGTAATAGAGACAGATCTTAATAAGTTTAAAATCTTTAGATTAGCTATTAAAAAAGCATTCTATGATTTATTTCATTAATGTTGTATATTTGTAATTATTAATACTAAATGTATGTCGGTACCTAGTAAACAAATAGGTCAATCTTCTCAAGCAAATCTGTTATGGTATATCGCTAAACAGTTTGAAAGATTTACAACTCTTGTAGCAAAACTTGTTGCAAGAATTCAGAATTTATTTGTGAATAATTCTTTTACAGGAATTCAAGTATTAACTCAAGCAGAATATGATGCAATTGCTGTAAAAGATCCAATGGTAATATACTTTATTAAATCATAATAATGAGTTGGACAGGAGCAGGAACAGGCATTATTAGTGATCCGTGGCAAATAACAACAGCTGCTGAATTCGTCAATGCTCTGAATCTAAATACATCCACCACCTACATGAAGGTGATGAATGATGTTGATATGATTAGTCAGGTAAATTATTATAGATCGTTAACATTTGATCTGAAAGGACATCTAGACGGTAATAATAAAACTATTACCAGTTTAGTAACAGGTAACGGTTTCGGTAGCGGTTTAACTTTCTGGAATGGATTGTCATTAATTAATATTAAATTTCAATATACATCTGGAGTTACATCAGGTGCATCTACTGTTGTCTATCAAAATGCAAACAACCTAACCTCTATTACTCTTCAAAATGTTCATATAGTAGCTATAGGAAGTTCACTAATTAGTTACTTTATATACGTTGGACCGATAATTGGAGCTTCTAGTGTAATCTCTAATATTACAATGGAAGGTAATATTAGAAGTATATTTAAATGTGATATCCATTGTAATGTCAGTAATGTTAATCTATATAGATTAGCTCCTGCTATATCAGGTGAGCAAAATCTTCCGTTTTTATTTAGTACAGTATTTGGTACAATAGATAAATGTCAAATAATTGTTCCATCATTTTCTCCTAGTGGAGGAAGTATAGACATGAGTAGTGGTATGATAGTACAGACATTACAAACTAGTACAATTTTGCAGCAATGTTTGGTTTTAGCTAATATTAATGTTACACAATCTAATATCAATACTACTAACACACTTCATATTCTATACGGTGCTCAAAATGGTGGAGCTGGACCTATTGTTCAAGATTGTTTAGTATTAGGAAATTTCTATATCAATGGTGGAAATAATACTCTTCCAGGAGGAACTACTGTTGGAAAATCAGGATTTATTAATGGAGCATCAATTACTACAATTCATAGGCGTAATATTTTTAATGGAGATCTTTCTAATTCAGATTATAATAATAGACCTATATTTTCTAAACTAGGAATATCTGGATATGATCAATCTCATCAGTTTTATAATAAAGATGCTGTAGTAAGTATGACTCCTATTGATGAGGTAGGAAATCAAATAGGATTTACTGCTGCTCAGATGGTAGTTCAAAGCAACTTTACTGGATTTGATTTTGGATCAACTTGGAGTATGGGAGCCAGTAATCCAGTATTACAAAATAATCCTATATATACATATGATATACCTCTCGTTTCAGTAAATATTACATCTATTGTAAGAAATAGTAGTAGTAGTTTTTCTGTAACAGTTACAGAGTTTGCAGCAGATAGTTTTGGAATAGATGTATTGGATGGAGCAACTATTGTATTTAATAGTACAAATCAGTTAACTTCTATTTTTACAGGAATAACTCAAGATCATTCATACTCAATTGCTCCTTACTATTATAGTGGGGGTATAAAACATTATTCAGGGTCTTCTACTCCATATTTTCATTATTTTGAGGATGCTGCATATGCCGATCCAGTAGTAATTAATGAAGATGCTAAAGTAACTTTTACTATACCATTTTATGCAGAATTAGTTCATGGAACAGAATTTTATAATGGATATTGGTATGGAGGTACACGAGGAAATCCTTTTCCTACAAATCCAGGATTATTAATAAGAACTCCTCAAGAAAATATAACAGCATATCAGGAATATCCGATATATGTTAGTAATCCTGTGGTAGGTACACTTCCTAGTAATGCTAGTACAAATCTAGAACAAGTTGTAGTATGTAAAGGTAAAATATATGCTACATTTTATAATCAATCTGTAAATAGTAATGATTGGGTTTTAGAATTTGATCCGATTGTAAATGATTATAAAGTTTATCAAGTTGGAAAAGTAAATTCTATTGCTCCTATAATAACTGATGGTGAGTTTTTATATTTTGAATCATTTACAACTATTAGAAAAATATATAAAGTAGATCCTGCTACAGCATTCATATCTTCTACTAAATATAATCCATCAACTACATTATCCTTATCTGATATTGCTATAGCAGTATATGATGAAGATTCACAAGGAGGATATATATCAGGAGGATATAATGCAGCATATAAAGGAACTGTTCATAGTGCTATAACAGATAGTAACTACTTATATGTTGCTTTCGATACTCCTTATAATGGATTTATTTCGGGATATGATCCTGCTACAGGAAGAACCTACAATGAGATTCATAAGATTAGAAAATCAGATATGACTCCTGCAGGATGGGTATATAGTCCTCAAGGTACAGATGATATGTGTCAAAATTCCACACATATTTTTTTAGGTGTTGAAATACAAGCTAGTGCTAATCCTACAACTTATGGATATGGTTGGGGATCTGTTGCTTTTAGAAAATCTGATTTACATTTAACTGCTATTCCTAGATTACATAAAAATGATAATCCTCCTACAGGAAATCAATCTTATGGAGGATTAATGTTTGGACAATATCTAGTAGATCTTAGAACAAATCGTCAGATGATATTTATTAATGTATCAGATGCAGATAACTGGTCTATCACTGAAAATATAGGACAAAGAACAGTAGGAACATTTATTAATAAGTATCTAGGAGTACAAGATGGAGTTCCATTAAATGAAGTAGCTCGTGATACATTAGGAAATGTGTATGGTACATATTGGTCATCTCAGGCATCATTATCACAATTTACTATCTCAGGTATAGATATATATAGTAATCCAACAATTGAAAATTTTATATCAACTGTTGATATTCTTACTCAAAATGTAACATTATCAACATATTTACTTGATAATGGAGGTCTTGATGTTAGTTCTCAAGGTTTTATATATGGAACAAGTCCTACGAGTCTAAATAATACAATTTCTGGAAGTGCAACAAATCCATTTACAGCAACTATTATTGGACTATCTGAAGGAACTTATTATTGGAAAGCATATGCTACAAATAGTCATGGAACTACTTATGGTAGTTTAGAATCATTTAGTATAATTAGTACATCTAAAATATATTTTAATAATCAGAAGATAAATTTTGTATATTTGGGAATAATTCCTTTAACTTATAAGCCATGACAATTCCTTCAAGACCCATAGGACAAGATCCTGAATCTCAATTATTATACAATATATTAATTCAACTTAATAAACTAATTAAGATAGTAGGACAATCTGTTAATTCATAATTTAATTGTAATTTAAAAACCAACTACATATGAGAGATCTTAAATTCATTTGTGCACAGCCCGACGATACTTATTACACTTGGCAAGTTCACCTATGGTTAGAAAGTTTAAAAAAGATTAATCACTCAAAAGATGCTATCATCTTAGTGTTTACTCCCAAAGACAGACAACCAGATTTACCAAAGTGGCAACGAATTAATAATTTATACCCTGAAGCAGAATTTGTATATTATACGGATGATCATGACATAACATCATTACTAGATATTTATGTTTCTGTTTTAAGACCTTATGTTCTATGGAGATATTTTAAAGATAATCCTCAAAGAGTAGCTGATGCCATTTTTTATTGTGATTGTGATATTATATTTAGTGAAAGATTTAATATAGATCATCTCATTGAGAATAATATAAACTATGTATCTGATACAAATAGTTATATTAATGCTAGTTATTTTAATAGTAAACTAAATGATGTTCTACCTGAAAGAAAAATTGAATATGAATCTATAGACGTTCTTGCTGAAATTACAAGTATAGTTGGAACTAGTAGACAGATAGCGGAAGAGCATAATCTTGATTCAGGAGGAGCTCAATATCTATTGAAAAATATAGATGCTAAGTTTTGGAGTAAGGTTATGAACGATTGTGTTATTATTCGAAATTATCTTCAAAGTATTAATAAACGATTTTTTGAAAGTGAGGATAAAGGTTTTCAAAGTTGGTGTGCAGATATGTGGGCAGTTCTTTGGAATTTGTGGGTAAGAGATGCAGCTCCTAAAGTAGTTCCAGAAATGGGATTTAGTTGGGCTACGGACACTATTGATAGATTAGAAACACATCCTATATATCATAATGCTGGTATATCCAGTGAACTAATGAAAATAAGTGATACGTTTTCATATCCCACATTCTATAAAGGTAAGTATCACAACGGTAGAGATCCTTTTACAGATCCTCAAATTGACTTTGTATTTAATAATGAGAATAGTAAGAAATATTGCAGTTGGTATTATGTCAAAGAACTTAAAGAATTATACGAAAAGTATCATTTAAACTATTAATTTTAATATTTATAATTATGAGTCTTATTCACACAGCCACATTAAATGGCACAGTTAATCCTAACGGATTAGATACTCAGGTATCTTTTGAATATGGAGTTACAGATGCATTAGGTACAGTTACTCCTGAAGTTACAGTATCTGCAGGATTAGATTTTATTCCTGTATCTGCAGATGTTACAGCACTTCTTCCAGAAACTGTTTATTTTTTCAAAGTTGTAGCTACAAATCTTCTTGGAACAACTTCTGGAAATATATTACAGTTTACTACACTTGCTAATACAGATGTTCCTTCTAGTACAACATTAGATGCTACCAATGTTTCTTAATATTCTTGAAATATTATTACTGATTACACTTGGAATTGAGATTGCAATAGTTGTATATAAAATTATTAAAAAACAGAAAACAACTATTGCAATGTCTCCAAGTGTAAAGACAACAAGTGCAACAAATATTCATCATTCTTAAAATTATATCATTATGGGAAGTCTCGACAAGAAACTTAATGCTTATGTTCGTATGGATGGACAAGGCAGAGTGGTTGCAGGAAGTCTTATTCTAAGACGTAAAATGCCTAAAGTAGGTAAATGGGTATCTATTCCAGGATATCAATGTTGTAATCCTACAACTACTACCACTACCACTACTACACATTCAACTACTACCAGTACTACCACTACACATTTGTAAGTCATGGCTGGTGAATCAATATTTCCTAAAGAGATGTTAAGTAGTGGAGTATTATCACTAGATGTCATTAAGGCTAAGTTGAACTATTTTGAATTGCAAATACACGAGTTGCATTGGCAGACAAAAAACTACGCAGAGCATATAGCATTGGGTAATCTCTATGATAAGATATTCGATCTAAAGGATGAGATAGTAGAGAAAATAATGGGATATACAGGCATTAGAACAAAAGCTATGTCTGTAGATCTCATTAAAAATTATTCTTCAGGATTATCTACACAAGTTGTTAATGAATTAATTATATTTGCTAAACAGTTAGAAAGTTATGCAGATAGCAATAACATGCCAGATATAGCAAATATAGCTCAGAGTCTGTCAGGAGATGCTTCTCGAACTAAATATCTTTTAACTATGTCATAATGCAGATTAATCGAAGATTTTTTCCAGCTATTCTGTTAGATAATGAGGAAAATTATTTTGCACATTTAGAAGGAATTCTTAGTTCGGTTGACGAGTTAGCCAGTCTTGAGATTGTAAAATCTCCAACTGCTTATCATTTTCGACTAGCTCCAAGTCTTCCTAAATATAATGATTTACTACTTGGTGAAATATTAAAACTACATAATATATTTAATATTCGACTTGATATTTCAAAAAGTATAAAAAGTTCAGGTATAATAGCCTTTCAGATTGAATTAAACCAATAAATAATATATTATGAGTATGTATGATCCTACTAAAAAGTATACTTGGACTCCACAAGATACATTTACATTAACTGGAGATCAGTTTGGAACAGTTTTGAATGCAATAAGAGCAATTGTTGGAACACCTGAAACACAACGTATTTTAGCTATTGCAAGAGCCAACGATGTATTTGAAACTTTAATGATTCAGGCTGTTGAAGATGGCATTGTTCTGGAGATGCCAGAACCTGGTAAAGAATCACATTTAAAAGTTGTTCAAAAATGAAAAAGAAAGCTATGAGTGCTGGAGTATCTACTCCTAACCCTACCACTCCTCCTAAAAAAGGAGCCTTCATTGATGTTCAGAAACGAACATTAGCTACAGGAAAAGGTGCTACTAAATCTATAAAAAAGAAATAGAGACATGGCAACTAAGAGTAAAAAGGATTGGATAAGTGGAGCTACAGCTTCTATTAAACGTAGAGGTACTGAAGGAGTTTGTACAGGATCTAAATTTGGTTCTAAATCTTGTCCTACTGGTTCTAAAAGATATAACTTAGCCAAAGTATTTAAAGGAATTGCTAAGAAACATAAATCCTAATGTATGCTTCAGTAAAAAGAATATGTATACATTGTGAGAAAGAATATTTTGGTAATCCTAAGACAAAATATTGTGGATATAATTGTTCTCATGCTGCTAGAAAAAGAAGAGTATCCTTAGTATGTCAAGAATGTGGTAAAGAATTTGAAAGACAAAGTTGGGATAGTAATGCTAAATTTTGTAGTTTTGAATGTAAAGTTAAAAATCAATCTTCAGAACTAATAGAAACAACTTGTAAAACTTGTGGTATTCTTTTTAGTCGTAAAATTCATTTATTAAGTAAAAATATATCTGAAAATAATTTTTGTTCTAAGCAATGTGCTGATAAATTTAATTCAGGAAGTAATCATTATGAATGGAATAATGAATTATTTAAAAATTATAAGCCAAATATAAGTAAAAATAAAGTGAAATCTCAAAATATTCGTTCTATTACTAGAAGAGCTAGAAAATTGAATATTACTACAGAAGAATTATTAAAAATTGAACAAGAAGAACAATTTAAAATAAATCAAGGATTAAGGTTTTGTAATATTTGTAAAGAATGGAAACTTCCTAATAAAACTAATCCTTATTGTGAAGAATGTTCAATAGAAAGAAATAAAAAGAATTACAATCCTGAAGAAAGTAGAACAAAATCATTAAAACTTAAATATGGATTAACTATTAATGATTATGACAAATTACTTTTAGAACAAAACAATAAATGTTACATTTGTCATATTCATGTTTCGAAACTCGATAGATCATTAGCTGTCGATCATTGTCATAAAACTGGTAAAGTTCGAGGTTTATTATGTGGAAACTGTAATAGATTTCTTGGTCAGATAGATGACAACGTTGATACAGCAAAAAGATTAGTAGAGTATTTATTAAAAAGCTCAGACATTTAAAAAAATGGTTAAAAGTAAATAGATATGGCAACTAAAAAGAAAGCCGACGATGGTATAAAGAGCAAAGCTTCTATAGACAGTACGAGCATTTATGCCGCTTCTGTTAAGAAGGCCGAAGATTTATACGATAAAGCTAGAGCTGAGAAATTAGGATCGGCTTATGAACAACCTTATAAAGATAACGTTACAAATAAGATAAATCAATCACGAAATTATCAAAAACGAATTGCAACTAGTCCATCTACCCCAAGTCTTAGGCGTGGTGGAAAATTAGTAAAAAAGACTAATAAGTGTACCAGCTGTGGTACTAAAACAAAGAAAAAATAATTTCAATAATTTAAAAATTTTCCTATGAAAAAGAAAACTGCTCCTTCTATGTCTAAAAGAAAAGTTGCTCCTGCTGTTCCACAAGCTCCTGTTCAAGGTCCTTCTTCTGCAGCTCCCATGCAGGGGGGTGCTCCTATGATGAAAAAAGGTGGAAAAACTAAAAAGAAAAAATGCTAGATAATGAAATCTGGTACTCCTAAGAAAGCTCCCAAAATAGCAATTCCCTCAAAGAAAAGACCAAATAGTTTCTTTAAAGAGAATCAACATGCTACTAAAGGAAAGAGTCCTATGGCTCCTCTTACAGGAAAGAAACTTTCTAAATAAAAAAAGAGCTCAATTAAGAGCTCTTTTTTATATAATCAAATATAGGAGTATAATAATCATTAAGAAATTTTGGATGAAGAATAATAGTCCCTTTAGTATTATCTAAAACTCGATCAGCCTGAGCAAAGATTAATTCACTATTATTACATCCCATTCCAGAGATATGAAGAGTGTTCATTCCCCAACGATAAATCATTGTATGAAGAAGTGTTGATTCATATATTTTAGCATTATGATGAAATGTTATATCCTCATCTTCATTACCACTCTTATCTGGAAAAGTAATTCTATCTAAATAAGATTTAGTATAAATATTTCCATTATTGATATTAGATGTTTCTCCTTCATATTTATTCTCAGAAAAGAAATAAGATCCTTTACTGCGATAGATATCAAATCCAACATGATCCATTATATCATATTTAGCATTCATCATTGCAAAAGGTGATAATAGATCATCATCATCTAATCGATATATATAATTATATTTACATTGCTTATATCCCCATTCTATCTTTGCAGCGATGGAAGGAAACCTATTCTTACAGTTAATAATTTTTACTTGAGGATGATTAAATATATAATCAACTTCTGAATTATCATTTATTATCACCATTTCACAATCATCCGTATATTGTTCAAGAAAAGATTGAATTGCCTCTTCAAGTAAATGTGAACGCTTATAAGTTAATGTTAGAACTGATATCATAATGGATATATAAAACCGTTTTTAAAACGAGAACTAAGTATAACCCAATTATTAGCATATATACTTTGCCAATCTTGAGGACCTTCTGGACCAAACCATATAGAAGGAGCAATTATCTTTTTTTTAGGATAGTTTGAGAGCCAAGCTCCCCACCAACTAAATGAAGAATTAGAGATAACAAAATGATTACACATTCCCATTATCCACATCTGTTCATGAGCCGAATATCCTTCTAGATATCTACAAGGAGTCATTCTAAGATGTTCTTTACACCAAGGAATATCATCACTAGCTATTAAATGAAAAGTTGGTTTAATAATTCCTACTGCCATATGAAGATATTCTTCAGATACTACTGGATGATAATTTGGATAGAATAAATAATCACCCCGTCTTACAGAGATTAATGTAACTTCTGTAGTAAATAATTCAGGAATCTCATATTTTATCCTTTCTATAAATTCAGGAGTGGGTGCGTACAACGATTTAATTGCCTCACTGTATTTTTGGAAATATATTTCACTCTGATAATATCCATGATATTGAGTATGTTTATCATCACTAGGTATAGATGGATTCCAGTTATGATTATCATCAAACTTATCTATAGTTTCAATTTTTCTAAAGATATGTTGCGAATAATCATCTCCATTATTGCCATCGACAAGTTGATCTCTAGCAATAACAAGTTGTTTATTGTATTCCAAAGATCTAGCATAGGCATGAGCAATCATAAACATATGATTACCCATCCTACCAGCCAGACTTGGAATAATATAGTCTTTAGTCAACATTCGCTTTAGTAAGTGCTATAAATTTAGCAGCATCATCTTCCTCCAGATAGATAATTGTCTGATGGGTGTAGTGTTTATTCTTCATACCTTTTTTAATACCTTTAGCATTATAATCAGGCACTTCAGCAATACGCTCATGATAGTCATCCAGGACAACAGCGAACTTATCACCTTCTACCTTGGCAGTAATAATAACCTTGTTAATATTAAAACTACTTTCGATAAGCTCAAACCTAGGTTCTGTATCTCCTAGTTTTGGTTGTGCAACTTCTTTTTTTGTGTAATAAAATAGATTCTTCATCTTGTTGGTTTATAAATTATATTTTAATAATAACTTCTCACGAATATAGTTAATCTTTTCGTACTTGTACATATTAGCTTCCACTGTGTCATGTTCCTCCAAAGTTAGCAAAATAATATTCTCTTCATCATATTGAGCCTGAGGATATTTATTCTTTGATAAAATATGATGAAAGAATATAGTTAGAGGTTCTTCTCCCAAAGAAGTTCTGGATATTTCCGAGTTATGATGTCTTTTCTTCCATATTTCAAGAAAGAATCCTCTCATAATCTTCCAATCCAAAACTCCTTTACTATTAGCATTCTTTGGAGGACTAATTGCAATTATACTAATCAATCTATTATTTCTACTCTTTAAATTTGCACATAAAGGTTTCTTCTTTTTATGACGAAAACAGAATTCTGATTCTGCTTTTAGTCCACATATCTTACAGATCATTACAAGTTGATTAAAAGAAAAGATTTAAGCTTTTTCAAATCTTCATCCCAGTTAGTAATATCCTTATTCTCTGTATCAGCATAAAGTTGAGTAATTACTATATCATCTACAATATGATAGTATCCATCATGATAATTTATTACTTGAATACTCTTATCTTCAACATTCATTAAATGTTCAATCAATTCTTGCACTGTCATACTCTATTAAATTTCTTAAAATGCGATCTATTATTGTACATATCAATTAGAAAATTAGTACGCTGTTGCCACTGTTTATGTGGTCCAGGTTCACCATCTGTCATCTCTTCTTCTGAAAGAGCTTTTTCAATGGCTGAGTGAAGCTCTCCAAGAGACAAATATTGTTTCTTGAAGAACTCCACATCATCATCGCCTATAGTTAGAATAAGTCCCATTAGTTTCCTGTCGAGCCATGACCACCTTCACCTCTTTCAGATTCAGATAATTCATTAACTAGTTCAAACTCAATGTGAGGATAGGGAATAATCAACATCTGACCAATTCTATCTCCAATCTGATATTTCTTGGAATGCTTTCCATCAGTTTTCAGAAAGGTAAATGTAATTTCTCCCCTATATTCACTATCTAGGACTCCTACAGAATTAGTAAGTGTTAGTTCATAATTTCTGATAGATGATCTTGGAAATAATAAACAAACATGTCCTGGAGGAACTTCGATTGCTAATCCTGTGCTGTATATGACATGTTGAAAGGTGTTTTTAGTAATACCAGTAGCTGTGATATCCATTCCTGCATCTCCTTCTTTTGCATACGAAGGAATTATTGCATCACTTATTAATCTCTTAATTTTTACATTCATACTGTTGCTGTTGTTTCTGTTTCTAAAGGATCTTCTGTAGTAAGATCAACAGGAAGATCATCTGTTTGTTTAATTTTATTAATAATTTGTAATTTAATCTCATCAAAGAGTTCAGGATTATCTTTAAGCAGTTCAGTTACGCCATCAAATCCCTGACCTAGCTTTACTTCTCCATAAGAGAACCAAGATCCAGACTTCTTAATAATGTTAAACTCTACACCCAGTTCTACCATTTCAGTGAAAGCATCGATTCCTTTACCGTATATAATCTCAAATTGAGAGAGTCTATATGGGGGGGACATCTTATTCTTAGTAGCTTTTAGCTTAGTAATATTACCATAAGCATGATCACCTTCTTTAGCAATAGTTCTAGAGATTTCAATTCTACAGTCTGAATAGAATTTTAATGCGTGTCCTCCCTGTGTTGTAGTAGGATTACCAAACATTACACCAATTTTTTCTCTATATTGACTAATAACTACTACAGCAACGTGATGCTGAGACAGTAAGTTTTTTAGTCGAGGATAGGCATTACTATTCAATCTGGCTTTTTTACCAATTGTACTATCACCTATATCACCATCAACTATGGCTGCCTTTGGAATTAATGAACTATCACTATCAATAATAATTAGATCTACTTCTTCAGTTTTAATTAATTCTTCTGCTATTTGAAAACCCTCTTCTCCCGAAGAAGGTTGAGCAAATAATAGTGTTTTGGTATTAACTCCTAAATTCTGAAAATAAAGTTTGTCAACAGCATGTTCCCCATCAATATATGCAGCTACTCCTCCTGCAGCTTGACAGTTAGCTACGAGATGTCCACATACTGTAGACTTACCAGAATTATGAACTACTATCCCTTCAGCAATGAAATTGTTATAAGGAAATTCACACTTAATATCGTAGGTTTCCATAACTCCTTTAGATATGATACTAACGATTCTATCAGGAACTACAACAAATCTTAAATTGTTAGAATTATTTGTAGCGTGTAGACTGCAATGTTTAAAACTTTCAATCAGTTGTAGATTTGATATATCATTATTTTCAGTATTTTCATCAATATGATGAATATCATAACCTTCAGGAATTGTCCAGAATTTTTCAGGAATCTGTCCAGTATTTAAGAGTTCTTTATATTGAACATAGTTAAGATTATTCTGAGCAGCTTCAAATATAAGTCTATGGATCTTTTCTCTAAAATACCAACTACCGTTGATAAGTTTTGGTTTTCCTTTATAATAATATTTAAGAGTAGTTTCTTTATATTTTTTTCTCTCTGATTTAGCTAATGATTCATACGGAGTATTGTTATGAATAAATACAACATCTCCTTTTGAAAGATCTTTCAATGCTACATATTTAGTACCTATGTAGAACTTATGATCTTTGGTAGCTTTAATAGCAAATCCTCTTTGTGTAACTAATTCAAAACATTCCTTTTTACCACTCTTAACTACATCTAGTATGGGATTTCTAAATACTCTATTTGATTCATTAATAGAAACAACATTAAAAGTACTATTAATTGTTAAACTACTTCTATTATGAAATCTCTCATAAAGATTTTTAATAGATGCACCCTTACAATCTTGTACAATACCATCTTCTCTTACATTAATAAATTTTATATAGTTATCTTCAGCAAGACATCCTTCCCAACCCATCAACTCATAGAGTTTACCTTTACAGACTCCTCCTACTCCTAATGTGATCCAATCAAAGCCAATTGATCCTGTACTGATTATATCATAGTTTCCATAAGGTCTACTATCTAATGCTAGCACTGTACCTTTTCCGTATGTCTTATCTAATTTTTCTAAGGCAAGTTGTAGCTTTGTCTTACCCTTATCTTCTAAATTCTCATTCTTTTTTGCCATTCAATTTTAATTTTAAGAGGATTATTGATCACAAAGTGCTTTATCATTATTTAAAAGTTCTGACCATCTAGTTTCAGAATAATTATCTACAATCGACCAACCTTTCTTATTTCTAATCCAGATTTTATCTTTATTTATCTTATAAATTCTAAAACCTTTATTAATCAATGTCTCGTATTCTGAATTCTTCATTTTCAAAGTCGTTAAGAAATTTTATTTGAAAATTGTAATATCCTTGCTCTTGAAGAATGGTCATTGCCTCCTCTATAGAGTCTGGATTTTTAGGAATATTTGAAAGTTCAGCGTATTTATCAAGCCACCAATCTCTTTCAAAGTCTTCCCCATTCAAAGACTCATCGCTATCTGTAAATAATATATCATGTCTAACAGCCATTATTTCAGCAAAGGATTTCATCCTCTCTATACCAAATTGATGTTCTAACTTTTTATATAATTCTTTATTAAACATGTTCTTTAAATTTATCAAGAGTTAGTGTTTCTTTTATTAAATCAAATCTATCCCAAACCTCCATATCTTCAGTAAACTTTACATCAAACATAATCTCCCAGTGATTTATCATATCTTGAGATTTATTAAAGATTTTGTATTGTAAAGAATGTACTTCTTTTATCGTACGTAATCCGTTTGGAATTTTTACTGTTTCAGGAAATAATTTCTGAAATTTTGTAGAAGTTTTTGAATATTTACTTTCTTGAATAAGTTTAAAATCTGATTTTAGTTCAGAATCTAATTTATAAACCACTACTACATAACCATCTGCACAATCATAGTCCTCAATTATAGAAGAAGTACGTTCATATTCATCAGTTATAAATTCCCTAAATTTATCTAAATTTTGAGGAAGAAATAGAAGATAAACAACATCTTCATAATATAAATTATTCAAATCGTTTTGAACAAATGCATTAATAAAGGTATTATCCAATAACTGCTTCTTAGGAATTCCTAGAGTGGGAACCATAAACATTGTTGTAATTGTTCTTGTTATCTCCATCTATTCTCTTAATTTTACTATTCCATTTGTTATATAGTTCTGTCTGGAGGTATTCCAGATATTGTTTTGTAATGCCCATTGCAAATTCTCAATTAAGATCTTTACACCAGGATAATCTCTACCTTTATACTCAAATCCAAGAAGAGCATCAGCCAGATCATTATAATCTAATGTATAAATTAAAGGACTAAAATAGTTTGTACTATCACAAACAATAAATTTGGGAGGAAGAACATTATATTCATATACAGAACCCTCTGAGTCTAATGTTAGAAACATTGCAGCACGATAGTATAGATAAGCCTGAATATAAGCTCTACGATAAAGATAATATTCTTCATAGAAATTTTCAACAGCCCAGATACATTTTAGATCATAAACTTGAATAGTTTTCTCCTGATGGTCTGCAATAACTTTATCCATCATACTCTTAAATAAATGACCACCAACAGAATATCCTTCTACTTGATGTTGGTTCATAACAGTATATCTAACACTATTTACCAAATTTACTATATCTCTAGTAGTAGAATTAGTTTTAAGCTCTTCAACTATTCTTTCAGCATTGGTAATGTCCTGAGTGGTTACAACAGATAGATTGTTAGTTCTTACTTTTCTAATCTCATTGTAATAAATCTCAGCATCACTGCCTACGAATGTATTAATAACTCTATCAAAAGATATCTTATATCCACTATCTATATATGCACTTCTACTAATATCTTCAAAAGAACGATTAATTTCACCTTCATTATTAGTAGCCTGTTTTGTATGATCATATAGAGCTTCTACAAATTTTAACATATTTCCTGTAGGAGCACTAGCACATGCAGACATATAGAATCTCGTATCAAATAATTCTTTTTCCAATAATAAACAATCAACAAGTTGTCCCATAAGAAGAGCCTGATTGAATTTATCTTCTATTTTTTCATTTAGAATGTATCGTTTTTGATATAACTTACGATCCATACTAAAATCTTTCAATGAGCTATATGAGTCTAATAGTACCTCACGATAGCTCTGTTCACTTCTATTTCTATTTACTCCACCAATCATTTTATTTTAAATATTTAAAAGGTTTACATTTATCAGAAGAATTATTCAACCAACGTCTAAAAGTTTCTCTAGGAATATTTGCTATAGCAGCAGCCATAGATGAAGATTTATAGATTTCTTCTGTCTCTTCATTTATTATTTTTATTCCAGATTTATACTTTGGCTTATTGATATTTCTTAACAATCCTTCTGATATTTTTTGTTTATGAGAATCTGATAATATTTTTCCAAGATTAGCTTTTCTATTTGCTTCTCTAGTTTTATCAGATCGTTTTTTACCAAGATTAGATACTCTGAGTTTCTCTTTTGTTTCTTCAGAAGGTGATCTTCCTCTTATTTTAGCTACTCTGTTTGCTATAACTTCTGGAGATTGATGATAGCCTGCAGCGCCTCTTCCTCCTCTATCTATATTAACTAAAGTGCCTGTTCCTAAAGTTCGTCTACCATACAGTTCTATCAAATTCATTTCTAAATTTAAAGCTTCATCATATGATATATCGGAATATAAGATTTCTACTTTGTATTTAGTTTTAGAGGTTACGGCTTTCCAAAACCTATTTCTACATTTAGTAGCATAGGCTCGTTTAATGTTAACTCCTACACCAATATAAAATATTTCATTAGTATCTAATCTTACATGTTGATATAATATAGCCATTTTTAGGTTTTTAGATCATAAGGACACTCTGTATCAATACTTGTTTCGTCACATGTATCTCCTATAAGATAATCGTTTATATTATCTATCATTTTCTGACGAGCTACTCTAATAACTTTATGAAAATCTTATAAATCTTCTAAAGTTTCATCATTCACATCAACAACTACTCTAGTCATTGGTGTAAAACTAACTAAAAATACTTTCTTCATAGTTTGCTTCTGTTTTGCTTACCCCTTGTATTGCCATTCTTTTTAATTTTTCTAATTAATTTAACTCCTATTTCCTGAAAAGGAAACCAGGAATACTTATATAAAGTATAATCATCCTTCCATTTACCAGATGCTTTTCGTGTTTCTATATCTTCAGGATTTAAAAGCATTTCTCGATCTAAAATCATATAATCGTCACATTCTGCAGTTACTATGACTTTTAAAGACTTATTAGCATTAAGAGCTTTTTTTATATTCTCCTCTCGTACTTCTAATACTCCATAATATAGACGATTGGTTCTCCATTCTGCAATTGCTGTCATGGTTTTTCATTTTTCGTTTTTTCGTTATGACAATCTGAACATAGTACCTGTAATCCTTCAATCTCTACAAATAATCTTTCAACAAATCCAGGAAGATCGTTTGCACATGTAAGAGTTCCTGCTGGAATTATATGATCGACATTAACTTTTTTTTCAGGAAACCATTTTTTACAATGATTACACTGATATTCAAACTTTTGTCTTTTATTTACTCCAGCATAAGATCTTCTAGCATTTACTTTAGCAAGATATATTGGTTTCCACCATCTCGATTTCTGTCTTAGAGCACTGCGAATAAATGCCCAAAATGCAGACTCGGTTAATGTACCATTACATCTTGACTTATTCTTCAATACTCTAACTTTTTTAGTTTTAACCATTCTAATTAAATTAATGATATCCAAAGATAATAAAATCCTTGGATATCATTGTTTCTAACTTATTCAATTATAGCAATTCTTTTAGAAATAATATTCTCCATTTCCTTCAGAGATGTAATAACAGAATCCATGTTTTCTGTGAATAATTTAGGAACATTGAACGTATGTCGTTTTACTTCTTCAGCATAACTAGTAGTTACATGTTCTTCAACATTACTTATACACTTCTCTTCGAAAATATCTCCAAGATCAGTAACATCAAATGCATTATCATCCAATATATACTTCTCTTTTTCAGGAAGAGTCATTGCAAAGAACCATCGACAAACTCTAAGTTTACCAACTTCTCCTCTTGGAACAGCTAATACATCCATAGGATTAACAATACTGAGAATAGGTGTATCTCCAAAGCCACTATAGTCATATTCTTTACTGGCTTGATGGAATCCCTTACTACAACTAACAGCATTGTTATCATCTCCAAGATATCTTGGCATACTTATAATCTCTCCTACTCTATATTTAAAAGAGTGTGTTTGAGCATCTGTATAACTGTTTTCCTCCATGTTAGGAAGATTTTCATACAGATCTTTAAGATTACCTACATGTTTGTTATATCCATGATTTTGTTTACTACTATCTACAATTACGTAGTCATTATCATTAAATACTTCAAAATTTTTAGGACTTTTCTTCCATACAGCTTTTACTTTATTATAAGCATTAGAAATAAAATCAACTAGATCTTTGTCTGTAGATGTATTTTGACTCACTACTCGTCTATAAGCATAGAAATTACCATGTCTATCAATTTTAAATTGATGTTTTGATAAGAATAAATAAAGATCTTCTGCACTTTGAGCGTTTGGATTTAAACAACATTTCAACCAAAACTTCTTTAATGCCAGAAATTCATCAGTCTTCTCAACTTTTAATCCTTCATACTTACTAAACAATTTAACAAATTGTTCTACAAGTAGTTTAGGTATAGTTCTATCTATTCCTTTCAGATAAACAGAACTGTCTTTCATTTCAAATTCAGGAGAATTTTTTAATAGATCAATTCCTTTGAGTAATACTTTAGTTTCCTCAATCTCTTTCTTAACTATTTCTATCTTCTCTTCATCAACTTTCTTCTGAGCTATCTTTTCCTTAGGAACAAATATATCACGAATTTCCTGCTCAGTTGTTGCGGACTTGATCTGTTCAAAGAAATATTTATCTACACCAACTCTAGTAAGAATGGTTCCGTCTCTTAGAATAACGTTAATAACATTATTGATCAGTTTTGCAGTTTTATATACAGTAAGAGGTACTACTGAAGGATTTGATAGAATAATTACTTTTTCCTCTTTCTTCTCAACTATATTCTTTACTGTTTCACTTTGTACTGGCTTCATAATCTCCTGGATATCAACTGGAGCAACTGGAACACTTTCCATATATTCTTCGGCTGCTGTTACATTATCTAATTCATCAGATTTAATTTCTGAAGATATTTGATAATTTCTAGGACCTAACGTAGTAGTAGGACGCATTGGATTTATTGTTGCACTTTTAAATAGATCTTCTGAATCCAGCATTTTCTGTAACAGTTGATTTTTTAACTTCTGTTCTTCGATTTTTAATTGTTCAAGTTCCTTTTCTCTTTCAGACTTGAACCAATCTAATGTAAAAATTGACATAATTTATTGATTTTAATTGTTTATACTATTTGTTCTTGTAATTCTACTAATTCATCTTCTATTGAATCTTCATTCTCAGCAAACGTTTCTTCTTTCGATTCATTATTGTTCTCTATCTGTATAATAGGATCAGGAAGTTTATAATTTTCAATATTCATTTTAAATTTATAATACTTACACATATCTACTAAAAGATCATGAGTTTCTTCAATGCGAAACGCTCTTTCAGATCCATATCCATAAGAAGATTCATCTATACTTCGTTTAAGAATAATCTCCATAAACTTAAGTTTTTCTAGAAGTGATTTAACTTTTAGATAAGTAGAATAAATTGAAGAATCGAACAATCGATGTTCGTTAGCAACCTCTAACATTGCTTGATACATCTCTGAAGTTGAACGATTGATATAATACTTATTTCGATATTCATTTAAAGTTTTAATATCAGTAAATAATTCTGTTGATATACTCTTAATATGACTACACTTTGTAAATACGTGTTTGTATGTATCTACTAGTTCATAAATTAGATGAGCTGTAACTAAACGTTTAAAAGGTGCATTTTTTCCTTCCATAAACTTTTCATATGACATAAAATTGTGAATATTTATTGTGTTAACTATCTTCATTTCTCTATCAGAAAATGCTACACATCTAATCTTGTGAGCACCTCTTGATATTGTATATAAAGAATCAAGTACAAGAGCATCATCATAAGATGTATAAACACTTATTCCTTTAAATTTATGAAGAGTTGCTAAGTCGAGAGTAATAGGAATAAGTTTTGAACTCTTTCCTGATACATATCTTTCAAGAGGTGCACAAGTCTTTCCAAAGATCTGACCAGTAAGTTTTACTCTTCTACCACCACCAACAGAGACTCTTTTCTTTTTTCTCTCATCGAGCCAACTTTTAGGAATTTCAATAGCCTCATAATCCTTAAACATATTAATATAGATCTTTTGAATATTCTGAAACTCTATAATGATTTTTCTCCAAAGATGTTTAGGTTGTTTATCTAAAGCTAGAAGTGTATGATATTTATTATAAGAAGTACTATAACGATCTCCTAATGTAAAACTTCTTATCTTTGTTACAAAATAATGAGTGTCGTTAAGAATACTTTTCATATACTCTCGTTTATTACCAGATACTCTACCTGTAGTTATATAGTATTTACCATTCTTTAAATCGTTAGCTTTAAATGATTCGTTACTTTCACTAATCTTTCCTCTACGATAAATAAATTGTACACGATATTCATCCATAATATGATCTTTTATTTTATACAATTGTTTTAAATCCAAATATTTAATATTTGTATAAGAAGGCTCAACTATATTCTTTGATGAGAAAGGAATTAATGTAGCAATATCATATAGTTTTGTTCCAAGAGTCACATTTCTAATTTTATTCTCATAAAAATTAAAAATATTATCAAGATTATCAGCATCGACTATTTGAGAATTAAACTTATCTACAAAATAATCAGCTACTAAATGAATCTTATCAATTATTATTTGCTTTGTTTCAGGAGTATATCTTAGAGACTCTCTATTAGGAATAGGAAAAATACCATCATTTAAACCAAATCTTAATCCTATTGGAACATTAATACGACTAATACCTAGTTTACCAAAATCTAAAGGATAATAAACATTGTCCAAACACAAGTGCATATCACTATCCTTCGATAATTCAGAATATTGAAAGAGCTCACTACGATTGATTAGAAAGTTGTTATTAACATCTCCATTACAATCGAAATATATATTTTCAAAATAAGCAAGTTGCTCTTTAATCTTAAGTACAAAGGAATATTTGTCTCCTGACTTAATAGGTACTATAACCTTTACACCATTTATTTCAGTTGTTTCTGATTCATATAAAAGATCTATAGCATTACCATCTTCGCCTTCATACATCATGTACTTACGTTCCATTCCATCTTTCCTACAGATAAAATAGAAGGCAGATGTATAAGCCAATGGTGATTTAAAGCCTAAACCCATCATACCCAACGAATTAGCTTCATTTCTAGCTAAACTCTTTCCATATTTACTAATAATATTCTTAATATCATCATTGTCTAAACCTCACGTTACCCCAATGTTTCCAAAGGGAGTGGACTATCTTTTCATCCTAGTTATAGGATGGAGAACTCCTGTTTGTAGTATTATATTCTTTATTAATGCAATAAAGTTTCAACTACTAGTCTCTACACTGTTAACATTTATTATAATGTTAATTAGTTCGGGATTGCCATATAAAAATTTCTCATATTTTCTTTTTAAGAATAAGTTAGAATTATTATAAATATAATGAAAAAAGGTAGGAACATCTTTTTTATTTTCAATAGTATATTGAAATACATCTTGTCTATTTCCTTTTTTGATAATCTTTTTTATTATACCTATACCTTCTAGTTCTTTTTGTAATTCTTCTAAAAACTTTTCATTAAGACATGTGAAAATAACTTTAACTTTAAGTTTACCTCCATGTTTACAGATTTTGTTTATAGTTTTAACATAACAACATCCATCTCCATCGAAATATCCTCTAACGAAATGTCTCATTAATAACTTATCTATTATGGGAAATTGTTCATTTCCAGATTTCATAGATGTTACTCCTAAAGTTTCTAAATCATTACAAAGTTTATTTGAATTTATTTTAAATGTTACTCGTTTACTCCAGAGAGGATGACCAACATAAGTCCAATTTTGTAATTTTTTATATGGACTAATTCTATTATTGATTATCTCTAAAATATAACCATCTCTATTCTGAATAGATATTACTAATCTATTCTGAGCTTTCTTAATTGTTGTATCTTTATCTTTTACTATACAACCATCAGCAACTATAAATCCTAAGAAATATGCTTTTTCTTCAGAATCTATTTGTTTAAAATAATCTTCATTTAATCCTGTTCTTAAAAATTTCATATTGTTATATTTTCTTCAAATGTACAAAATATAACAATATAAACCAAATATATAATCTTCTATTACTTACTTAGGTTTCCCCGATAGCTGACAAAAAATGTCAACACCCCATTTTAAAATGGGTTAGCTCTCTTTATTACCTAATAATTACTTAATAGGAGGGCAAGTTTCTTCTTTTACCCCAAAGTCCTCTACAGTAAATTCATAATTATATTCTTTGTTCATTTTTAATGAAACGATGATTGGTTTGTCAACTCCAGCTCTTCTATGACTATCTAAGGCGTTACTCAGTGTTGTTATCGTAGATCTCTTTATATCTACTTCTACAGTTTCTTTTTGTTATATCTGTAGCTCAGACTATATCATCAACCAGATTTACTGGCTGTCGGGCACTCGTGTTAGCTTCATCACTGTTCTAGTGGTATGCTATTAGTCGTTGAACCTTCTACACATTCCTATGTAGCTTGGCTGCTGATTATCCTCTTCAGGACTTCCCAGACAATTCACCCAATTTTCACTTACAAGTTACCTTGTAAGGCTGCTTCAATTTGTTCTGTTTCTAAAAAACTTAGCATCATCTTATCTTTCTTTCGTTTAAAAAAAATAAGACGCATTGTCATACAATTTATTATATATAGATTGTAAGTCTTCTTTAATTTACCTAATAATTTTGAACAAATTGTGTTAACAGAGTTCCCTAACAGTAGAACCAATCTCATCCGAATAAAGATTTTTACTTAACATCTGCATCAACATCTGTGTAGAATCTAAGTCTAGTGACATTGCAATTGTTTCATTTATATCCCCAATCATGAGGACTTCTGCTTCTTTTTGGTTTTCTAAAATCATTCTCTTTCTTTGTTAAATTGTTGATAATCCTCTTTCTAATAACCAGAATTCTCTACCATTGACATAAATATATCTCTTGTAATTATGATTTTCAGATGTACAAAAGAATTTAATTTCTTTTCGTTCATGCTTCGTATTTCCCCACATACAAGGAACAATTTTAACTTCTCTTTTACAAGAAACTCTTAATCTCTTATAACTATCTGTTCCATTCCTAAGGATTATAGGTTGTCCTGTTTTAGAATCAATATCGATTCTTGGATATTGCAAAACAATTACCATGATAAATTTCCCATTGCTGGGAAATAATAGTAGATCTCCTTTTTTTAAATTTTGAATGTGTACTAACATAATTTAATCTATTATATCTAACCAATTAACTTGATGTGCATTCATGTCATATATAATATTCTGCACTTTCTTAAAAACTCCTTCAGGATTCCATTCAGTTCCTGAATATGCAGCACTGGCAGGATGTGAAACTTTGAATATCCATGTAAATGGATCTACATATTTCTCAATACTTGCGGCTTCTTTTCCAAGAAATATAATAGGAACTCTAATTACATCAAACACCTCTTGAAAAAGATATTTCATGAATGGTTCCCAAATTTCAGTGTGACTTCCTGGTTTATTAGCTTCTACTGTAAGTGCAATATTTAACATAAGTACTCCTTGTTTAGCTAAATAACTTACATCTGGTGTACCACTATGATTAACAGCCAACCCATTGAACAGATCAATCTCAATTCCTCTGTAGAATTTCTCTAAGGACGGTTGTACATAATCTGTAATACTGCAACCCATTAAAAGGCCATCGGCCACTGGCACATCATCCCTGAAGTTATGATAAGGACACATCCCTACCATAATCACTTTAATCTGATCATATGGAGTCTCAAGAAAACACCTGAAGACGTTGGAAGAGAGAGGGGCTATCTTCTTGCCTCGTGCTGACTCAGATTTTAAGAAATCGTAAATAGGATCAAACCCTCCAGAATCAAAGAAAGGTTTAATCTTTTGAGCATATGTGCCAAATTTTGGTTCAAAACTCTCCCACTTCATTTTTGTTTGTATTTCCATTTGAAATTTTTTATTGATTTACATTTATTTCTACAACAAGCTGATATACCTGAAGGGTCACATTTCAGGAATTCTGCAGCTTCTCTAATTCTATCCCATTCTCTAATAAACGAACCGTTCATGTCGTACTGAATTACAGATTTTATACTTCTACTATTATTAATCATGTTTTGAATAGAACTATTAGATCGTTTTCTTCCTGTATGAAAATTTATTATTTTATTAATCTCTTCTACACTTTTTATTCTATGTTTAGCACTATTTGAAATATTTATAATTCCTTCCTCAGTATGAAAATTCTTGCCTTTTAAACTACTTGATATTTTTTGTTTTGTTTCTTCTGTCATACTTCTTCCTAACAAAGGATGTTTATGATTTGTATAATATAATTTCTTAGCACTAGACATTTTTAACTTAGCTTCATTTGTAAACTTTCTACCAGTCGAAGATCTTCTTAATGTTTCTATCTGAACCTCGTTCAACGATTTAACTCTCTTGTGACTAATTTTATTTGGTCCTGTTTGTAATATATTATAACCAAATCTATCATTGTGAGAATCTAATAAGTTACACCAATAGTTTTCCTGAGATAACAGAAAAGATGGATCACAATTTTCTAATAGTTCAAATTTGAAATTTTGTTCACCATACTTATTAAATGCTTTTTGCAAATAATCATTTTCATGATAGTTGCCTCGCAATTTAGATCTATGTTCAATTAATCTTTTATGAACATTTTTACTTTCTCCAACCAATACTTGATTAGTAAGTATATTAGTAATTGTATATATTCCAGACATAACAATAATAAATAAAATGGAGCAGGATTATTTTCCTGCTCCACAAATGTACATATTTATATTAAAACTATTCACTGACTCTCATGAAACTTGTCTTTAAATGTTTCCCAAATCATAATCTAACTTATTTAATTATAAAAATAATTCATCAAGTTTAGCAATCATATCATCTCTTTTCTTTTTCGTAGAAAAATAAAAAGTTTCTACATCCATTTTATTTCTGGAAGGACAATAATAGATATTAAGACTTGTCTGTCCGTTAGGTTTATACCTTTTAATGGAGCTTTTGATTAAACGTTCTTCATTGATTTTAATAAATGCTGCTATCATTATTCAAACATTAAAAGTTGTTTAACTCTTGGATCATCTACTGGTGGTTCTATTCCACGAACAGATAATAATTTTGTACCTACTACTTCTGCTTCAGTAATAACTTCTGTTGGTTTTTGTAATAATGAAACAACATCAGTGAAAAACTTATGAGCACTCATATGATCTTCCATCCAACGTCCTGGATGAATTCCTCCAATTGCAAATGTTGTATAATTGTAGAGTTCCCAGAGACTACTAGCAGCCTTGTAATCATATGTAGGTTTATCCAGCTCACGTTTAATGATATTTAATTGCGTAGCTTCAATAAACTGTTCCTCGATATACATTCTACCAATAAGTTCAGCTGCTATTCTTCTATCAATTTCAATACTCTTCATAAGATCACGCTCTCCTTGCAAACTCTGAAAGATTTCACCAGCATTTCTAATATATTCAGCAATCCTTGATGGAGCCAGTGTCTGAATATCTCCCACGTGCTTCTTTCTAAAGGAATTTATACTTCTAAAAGATATCATTCCATTAGTACATACTAATACCTCTGCACCAATAGAAAATTCTAGTCTAAGACTCTTATCATAGCTATTTTGAAACATGATCTGAAGATTCATCTCATTATCAGATACAGTATTAATACTATATCGTCCAGTAGCTACATTGCCATCCTTAGCTGATGTATATCTCTCTTTTTCAATATTAAATCCTGCTTGAGCAATTCCCTCAAGAGTCAAATCAATAAGTCTACTATGCTCTACTGGCATATAGGTTCTCGTCTGTTCTGGAATAGGAGCATGTAATAATAACTCCTTTGTTGTTGTGTAAATAATACCTTTCATTTTTTATTGGTTTTAATTGTTATTTAATTTTCTAAATGTTAATTCATCAATTTGATTAATTGTATCTTGTGATAAAACATCATAAACATTGATACCCATTACTCTAATGTAATCAATATCTAACTCTGCAGGCTCGTCTGGATATCCAGGATCACCATTAGGAAGAGTCCATACTCCAGATCTTTCAGGAGTATAATCATAATCTACTTGAAAGATTAATCCTTTGTAAGTGACTTCAATACTACCTTTCATAAGTCCCCGATTGAATTAAGTTGTTTTTCAAGTTTCTCTATACGAACATTGAGTTTGTCGATCTCAACTTCTTTATCTTCCAGAGTATATTCCAACTCTTCGATCTTTGATACAAGACTGATTATGCAACTTATAGCAGCTTCTACTTCTCTTGATAATTGTCTGTCATTCATTTTCTTTTCTTCTTTTTAGGTGTAAAGTTTGTAATCTTTTTCCTTATCTTCCTATAACCTCTTGGAAGAGGTTCATAATTATCTATAGGAACTTTAAATTCTTGTCCATTTCCATCATACTTAGTTTCTGTTTTCATATTAACTAAATTAATAATTCAAGATCTCCTTCAATATGTATAGTGTTAGGATCACCATCATAGTCGTCTCCTTGAGTCCAATCTGTCTGCTGATCAATTTCCTCTAAAGACATACCTCTCAATATCTTCTTGGCTATAGTTTTTGTAGGAGCTTCTATTTCTAACATTCCTTCATAATAACCTTTTAATTCTTGTGTTACTCTAACTTGATACGTTTTCATTTTTCAAAGTATTAAATTTTTAACATTGATATATATCAATAAAATTTATGATGTAGATCAATAATTTCAAGATATAAATCAATTAAATAACTCTTTTTAATTTTAATATGATTGACAAGTATCTTACGAAAAGAGAAAATAATGTCAGAAAAAACCTGTATCTTGCACTGCACAGCCTCTCAGGGCAATGTAGCCAAGCTACAGCCTCTCAGGACATCTATGTTATTCCTTTATAATAGTCTCTTATTTATTACATAGTCTTCAAATTTTTTAAATTTTCTATTTAATTTTATACAAGTTGGATCATAATAAATATAATTACAAAATTTTAGCACATCTTTTATTCTAAAAATAAATATGTACCAAGATTTACCTCTTTTATCCTGTTTTGTTATTACATTTATATTAAGATTATTTTGTAAAAAGTTACACAATCCCTTACAAAAATATTCACTACCTACGAAGTTTAACATTATTCTTTTTTGAGAAAAATAAATACATCCATCTCCATCGAAATAACCTCTGATAAAATCTCTCATAAAAATTATATCATTTGGAAACTTTAAGGTTAGTGATTTATTCTGAGTCACACCTAATCTTTGTAAATCCTCAATCATTATTTTGGAATTAATTTCAATTTTAGATTGAGCTTTTCCAATATAATTAGTACCTACTATAAGCTTTGATTCAGTATAGTTTAACGGTTTACTACTTCCTAACTCTTTTTTGAATTGTTCAAGAATATAATCATCTTCTCTCTTAAGTTTAATAGCACAACTATTTTTTGGGGGAAACACACATCCGTCTGCATATATAAATCCTAAGAAATATGCTTTATTTGAAGTATCTATCTCTCTAAAATAATTCTCATTAAACTTATACTTCTGATTAGATATTGTAATTCCTGCCCTTTTAAGATAGGATCGTACAGTTACACTAGATATACCTAATTCCATACCTATAACGTAAGTATTTTTTTTATCAATTGTATATGATCTAATCATATATTCAATCTGAGATTGTGTAGTTTTCATACTACAAATATAAGTAATACAACTGATTTAGCAAAGAAAATACTACTAAATAATACCTTTTTCTCTAAGTATATTCTCTATAGTCTTTAAACCATACGTAGCTCCAAGTGCTGCCCAGTCCTTTATACCTTCCTTTAAATACTCCTTTGGAACGTTGCAGTAGTTGAAACCAAAGATTTTAGTGATTTGTTGTGAGTTTCTTACACCTGGTTCATCACTATCAAATGATAGGATTTGATTTGCAGAGATCTCTTTAAAGTATTCCACATTCTCATGAGAGAAACAGGCTATGCCCTCATTCTGTACTGCTACATTATAAGGATAAACTTTACTCATCACCATGAAGTCTTTTTTGCTTTTTTGAATCATCAGATTTGTACACTGAATTCCATCTTGTCCATCTAATGCTGTAATAAATACGTTATTTGGAACCCATTTAACCTTTTTGTCAGCAAATGGTCGATATATTTTCCAATGTCCATCGTACAAATAACCGAATCTAAGATCAGTATCTTTCATTATAAATCTACTCTTATTAAAGAATATATCCTTAATCGAATAGACATTATTAGCTCTAAGATCCTCCAGACTCTGATGATATTGATTCCAATATTCTAATTCTTCATGAGTAAATTTTCGTGTAGACACTTGAATCAAAGAATATCGTTTGCCTATCTCTTCGGGTTGTTGATATTCACTAACAATCTTTTTATAATCTCCTAAAGGTTTGCTGCTAATCCCTAGACCAAAGTCCTGATCAATCTTCTTTAAAACATCATCCATTGATGTCATGTGATGTAACAGCTTAACAAACGTAAAACAATCGCCTCGTTTCTCAGTATCACTAAAATCAATAAATGATACACCTCCTCCTTTAGATCCAATTAGAAATGAAGGATGCTGCTCTATGCCCTTACCAGCTCTGGGAAATGGAGATATAGTAACAGCATTAATTCTCCAGTCTCCCTTCATGTAAAATCTGAATATATCATAAGGACTTATGAGATTTAAAATAGTATCAGGTGTTAGTAACTTTTTCCTTTCTCCATGTATTGCCATATCTTTCCATTTTTGTCGATTTTATACATTCTTGAAATTTATTAAATTTTCTAGTTAAGTAAATGCTTGAATCTTTATATATAAGATTGTAAAAATCTATACAATTCAATCTTCCAGCAATTCTACTATAATAAACATTATTCTTACGATGCTTTACAACTATGGATTTTACATCATTTGAATTTAAATAGAGTGATAATTCTTCAGAGAACTCTTTATTACCCGCTATTGATATACCCCATCTATTTTTAGGAGAAGCAGAAATACATCCATCTCCATCGAAATAACCTCTTATGAAATGTAGTAACATCTCTCTATATAAAAAGGAGGGAAAAGTAATAGTTAAGGATTTATTGGGAGTCAAACCTAAATTTAGTAGTTGCTCTTTTATTCTAGAAGAGTTAATTATGAGAATATTCTGATTTTTTCTATAGTACTTTTTTTGTAGATTATGAAACCCTAGTATTTCACTACTTTTTATAAATCCTAAAGGTTTATCAGAATTAATATATTCTTTAAATTTTTCTATAATGTAACTATCTTCCTCTTGCAGTGCAAGCTGTACAGCATTACTTGTACTTGACATACATCCGTCTGCATATAGTAATCCTAAAAAATAAGCCTTATCTTCAGAATCAATTTTTTTAAAATATCTATCATTTAAGGTATATTGTCTATTTATATATCTATATCTAGTTCTCTTAGGTCTATCCTTTCCATATATTTTGTTTAAATACATGCCTACATTAGAAGTTTTCATAACTAAAATTTCTCCAATTTCAGTAACTCCATAATCTTGTTCATAGAGTTCTTTTACCTTTTCTAAATTTGTCATAGAATTGTTTTATACAAATATAGGTATATAATGCGATATTTAGTTACTATAAGCAATAAGAAAAATAATGCCCCAGGTTTTCACCTAGGGCATATTCAACAATCAACTTACATTAATAATTATCATCTCCTTCTTCAATAGTTTTGTTTGAAGCAGCTAGGTTGCTATTTGGATCATAATCTTGCAGATCTTTCAGAATGTAATAATCTTTACAACCATACTCTCCAATAAGATTGAAAACGAATTTTTCGTGAGGCTTCATATCCTTCATCTTCTTCAGCTTCAGATTTTGAAGAACTTTTTGATCAGAATAATCAACTAGTCTGAAGTTTTTCATTGCATATGGAGGCAGAAAGCCTTTATTCCAAACACGCTGAATCTCCTTCATTTCTCCATCAATCTCTTTAATCTTAACTGTAGCAAGACAAACGATATTAGTACACCATTCACCATTAATTTGTTCTTCAATATCTTTCACATTACCTTTCATTAGTTTTTTCCACTCAATCTGTAATGTAGTGGCTGCCTGACGATAATCAAGTTCACTTAGCCATGTACGAAGAAATCCATACAATTCTTCTTCACCAACATATGCTTCACGATATTCACGAGGAGGAGTCTTTCCATCACCACCTCTAAACCAAGTAGGAAAATCATTAGGATCAGCAGACCAAGTACACGATCCTATATCGTTAATATACTGTTTTTTACTTTGATCTTTATTCTCACGAACTTTGTTCTCCAGAAAGAAAGTAATTGGATATTTTCCACCTGTTTCATCCTTTCTTACATCCTGTACCCAAATATCCAGACGTAAATAAGCATTTCCATCATTACTTACTCCTAAATACTCTGTAGCTTTACTATCTTCCTTTAGCTCAATACCAAGGATGTCTTTGTATTTCTCTACATCAGGATTGACACAAATTACTTTAGCCTCAAATAGACCTACTTTTCGTTGTGAAAAATTTGTTGAAACTCTTTTTTCTCCACCAATCGCACTCATACTTTTTAAATTTACTTGTTTTTATTATTATTTATAATACTCATTTACTTTATCCACAACCATCTGAAGATTGTTAGGAATCCTAAGGTCCTCAAACATTCCTAAAGGAGATTTGGCTGGATACTTCTTATAACGATTTGTTATAAATCCGTAGTCAGTCTTTCCTCCTGTAGTCTCTGGTACTGAATAAAGAACCACTGTAAACAGACCTTCCAGTTTTATCTGATTGTCGATCATTTTTCCAGCAGTCTTCATCTTGTAGTTTACAATGTCACCACTATCCTCTACTTCTTCCAAGTGAGATACGTAGACGATTGTAAGATCATCTCTTAACTTCTTGGAAGTCTGTACCAAATTAACCATCTGTTGTGCCATTAACGAGAACTTCGTATAGCCTGTCTCAGTAGCTTTCGCTACAAGGTCAAAGGCCATAAGATAATTCCCATCTTCGATAATGATGGTTTTGATCTGGGGAGCAGTGTTGGACAAAGTTTCTAATAACCTATGAACACTTAAGGTATCGGTAACTTCTTTGTAATTCTTACTTTCCCTGTTATAAAGCTTGGAGCTACCTTTAAAGGGTAATTCCTTGCCAGCAACAGAAATAATATAGGTTTCCTTTGGATCTAAAAACTGGATGCTGTGTGATTTCCCACTTCCTGTTTCACCTACTAACGCAATTAACTTACTCATTTTACTTTCTCATTTTTATAATTATTAAAGATTAAAAATACTAATTAAAAATGTTAGATCCTAATTTATCTTAACTTTTCTGCAAGATATCCAGCAAGATATCCTGCAGCTTCTCTATCTTTTATTCCGAGAGTTTCAAGAATAGCATCTTCTAAATGTCTTTTTTCATGCGCTATTGTACATATTTTCTGTTTTTTACTTTTTGAAGAAAATATAACAATTACACTTTTTAAAAGATCGGGATTATAGTAATGTTCTCCTCCTCCCATTCGATCGTTCATTCTTCTAATTGTATCTACTATCTGATCGTCTTTAGCTTTTACTTCCTTAAGAGCTCTCTTAACCATTACATCTTCTCCAATCTGATCATCTGATTTGATGTATATAACAGTATAGCCATATATAGGAATTGTAAATCTACTTACTTTCATACATATTTAATTTTGGTTTTGTCAAAAAAACTGAGAGACTTATTCAACCAATTTCTCTCTTCTGATTCATTTGTTGAGATAATATAGATATAAGCCTTCTTATCAGGATTATCATATTCCATAGACATACTTCTAAGTATCTTCTGAGTCATATTTTCAGCATTACTGTCAAAATAATTGATAATCACCTTATTTAGAGGTTTATATGTTACTCCAGTGTTACCGATCTTCACTACAGCCAGGTGATTACCAAAACCATTTGCAAAATCCTCAAAGATTTTCTTCTCAGCACTCTTGCTATGATAGGAAGGAATACCCAGAGAATCAGCAAGATTCGTAATACCACAAAATACAAGAATTCTTTCATCTGCGTACTTATGCAAAATATCAATAGTCTTCTGTTTCTTGGCAATAGAATTTTGTATAAGTCTCATTCTCATAAGACGAAGAAATTTTGAGTTTTTCTCTTTCTGAGTAAGATTTTCAACAGCCCAGGAAAGATGTCCATATCTATCTGCCTCAGTATAGAAACCCTTAGGATACTTAAACCTTTTTATACTATCTAAAGGAGTGTTTACAACGACAATCTGATAATCTGAAAGAATACCTTCTTCAATACCTTTAGCTATAGAGTATTCTCCTATTACCTTCAGTCCCAGATTAATCTTTATATAACTCTTTGTTGCAGATGACAATGTACCAGTAAGTCCTAGTACCTGTTTATTCGTTTCTAATAGCTCAATTGCTATTCTTGTCTGAGCGGAAGATATCAAATGAATTTCATCTAAAATGATAAGATCGTATTCTTCTTCATAATGCTTCTTTAATGATAAATATGTAGTAAATACAATACCATTCATAGAATAATTACGAAAATTAAAATCTTCTATCCAGGATTGCTTAATCTTTGTATCAGGATAAACAATAAGAACTCTTTTAGGTTTCATCATATCCATTATATTAATGGTAGTTCTTATCTTACCAAAACGTGGACAAAGATTTAAAATCCCAAACTTACCAGAATTAATCCAAAGATTTGCAAATTCTTGCTGTCTTACATCTCTTATAGGAAGACTACTGAATAAATCCATTATTTTCTAAATCAATAAACATAGCAAATGTCCAAAATAACCAACCAATTCCAATAGCCCATCCCTGCTCAGGATTATTTACAAAGGAGATGTGAGGAATTAACTCAAACTCCCAATACCAGTTTCTCTTCTCAGAAGGAAATTCACTCATCCATTCAAATTCCATATTCTTATTTTTAAAATGTTAAAGAAAATAACTTCCGTTGAATATATCAGTATAATTAAAATTGTTCATATTGTTTGCTTTAGGAAGTTCTTTAAATATTCCAGTAGCTCCATGGAATGCCATTCCAATACCTATTGAATCCTCTCCGTATGTATTCTTTAACACTTTAATCTTTCTAAAGAAATTACCACCTGTAGCAGGATCTATAAAATTATCAACTTTATAACTCGGATCAGTAGTTTTATATCTACTCGGATCAAATAAACTAATAACATTGTCACTATCTTCACCAGGTCTTCCACTTTCTTTAATATCATCTATCGAAGGTTCAAAACTTGTCTGTTTTTGAAATAAAGGATTGCTAAGATTTCTTGTTAATTGACTGACTGTTACTGGAGAGTATCCTAACGTATCTCTAAAGAATTGATTATACTCTGAGACTTTATCAATTGCCTCTTTCTTTGTAGTAAGTCCTTTTTCAAGTTTAGTAATACCTAAATGATCTTCTGCAACTATTACTATTTCATTTGAATGATTTGGAATATAAACTTTTGAGAATTCATCCTTCTGTTCAAATTTACCATTAGCTTCTGCATAATTTCTTACATATTTATATATAGCAGTAGGATTTTGAGCTCCTTCTATTACATCTACATATTCCAAAAGCTCATTCATATAAGGTTCAAACATTAAAAAAAGATCATGTTCGTCTTTTGTAAGTTTTTCATCCCACCATCCTAACAATTTTTGAATAGGTATAAATACTCCTTGATCTATAAATATTTTTCTACTCATCCATTTAGCAAGAATATACACCTTACTTCTTTCCATGGAGAATAAAATAACCTTAAATTTAATATTTACAGTGTCTTTATTTTTAATATACCAATCGAAAGGTGATAAGATGTAGGCAGAATGTACATATGCAGATTTACCAGAACCAGGACTTCCGAACACAAGTGTAAGAATTCTTCGTCTAATACCTACATATCTATTAAGTCTATTAAATCCCATAGGAATGCCATTGTTTAATCCTGACATTCCCTTTTCTACTTCAATTTTTAGTTGTTCAAAACTCATAAATTAATATTTAAGTTTGTCTAATTCATCGAAATTACTCATCTTCTTCTTCATCTAAAGTATAAGCATCTTCATCTGGATTATTACCAAATCCAGCAATTACAACTTGAAATACATATCTACTCATATAAAAAAGTTGCAATTAACATTTCTAACAAAAGCTCATCATTCTCATCCATTATAGATCTTTCTGAAGGAATAAAATAAACTTCTCTTTCATAATTGATCATATGACCGATTAAGGGTCTGGTAGGAGATTCGTTAATCTTTGTAGTTAAATGTTCAGCATGTTCCTTAAGAAAAGCGGTAATCTCATTCTTAACATTATTAATTCTTCCTGCCATATTAGTCAGTATTTAAAATATTATCAATTCTTAATCCAATTAACATCTTATCGATATCCAAAGATACATTATCGACGGGATAAAACTCTTCAGGAAACTCATCTCCATCGTTAATATTATCCCAATCGACAAGTACATATTCGATAGGTTCAATAGTAATATTTGAAGTAACTCTTGTAAGTACTCCCTCTCTAATTTCAATTATTAATTTTGTCATTCTCTTCTTTTCTTTGTTTAAATTTTTTACAATATTTTCCTGCAGAATTAGATTTAGCTGACAAATCTAAAGAGATTTCACAAATTCCAGTATGTAGTCCCCAATATAGAAAGTATGTACAGTTACTACAACATTTCGTATTTTTAAATAATGATAAATCAATCTTCACTTCATCCTTCATCGCTAGTTCTCTTTTCTTATTTCAAGTTCTTTGCCAGTAAGTGCGTAGTAGAGGTTTTGGAGTTGATGAACAAATTTTATTGGTTGCCATAAACAAGACATACCTCCTCCGTGTTCGTAGTCGTGCCCGTAATGCCAATTTGGTTCGTTCTCCAAATATCTATATCCCCATTTTAAATCTAATCCGCTTAAGCAGTAACATTGTTCTTCGTATTCAGACTGTTTAAACCCAAACTTCAATAGCCATTCTTCGGTGAGAGCAATAGGTTCAATTTTATCAATATGAGCAGTTACTGTAATAGATCTTCTCTTTAGAGTTACGATTTGGGCACTAATAGAAGTAACTCTCATTACTATTTCTGCGTATTTTACCAAATTCCCAATTCTCAGTTCGTTTGCTTTCATTGCATTGCTTTTAGTTCTGTTAATACTTGCTCCCAAAACTTTAAGTCCTCATATAGCACGTTCACATTGTCACTGCCCCATCGGATACATTTATCAAGATGCAAGTTGTGCTTAATGATTTCCTTTACTGCGATGATGGCACATTGACCAGCTAATTTTCGATTCAGCATTGTTTGTGAATTTCCTGCACATTTCGGACTAAGTTTATCAATAAGTTCATCCGCCTTATCTCTTGCTGTCATTTATATTGCTCCTTTAATTTTACGGGTTCATCATTCCATGTCAATTTACGATAAATAAACTTTTCAATAGTTCCCATCGGTAATCTTTCACAGTAGTCAACATACGACCAAAACCCATCACTTTCCCTATGTGGTTTTGTGTTACTAATCATTTCTGTTGCATTTGCATTTACTGCTAACCAAATCATTTTATATCCTCCTTTATTTTCGTTAATCTGTTTGTCATTACATCCCATGATGTGTTTTCATCCTTGACTCTCGTAAACAGTAGATTTGGAGATTGTCCGACTACGATTACTTTACTTCGGTGTGCCAGCTCAGCATCCAGCTCTACTACTTCTCCTATTTTAAACTCTTGCCATATAATAGTTCTCATTTTGTTACTCCTTTCTTGATGGTTTTGGAAATGATTTATTATCATATAACTCGTCTTTAAGTCTTTCGGTAAGACGATTAATTTTGAAATCAATCCTTTCTTGGATTCTATCCCTTGGAAACATTTGGTGTGCTTGAGTGATCATAATGGTCACATCTGCGATTTCATCAATGATATTTGCATATTTCTGATCTTTATTCCCACTACGTTTAAACTTCTGAAGGGCAAGTCCAAGTTCCAAACATTCTTCGATTATCATTTCACATTGAGCATCCATGCCCCATTTATAAATTGCTTGTTTCAATATTGACAAATCTAACCTTACCCAATCATCTTCCAACTTGTGAAATTCCTGCACAGGTTCGGAAAGTTGTGAGAGTGCTTTTTCATAACCCTCATTGAAAGCAATATACGCTCTATCGTGTGCGCCAAGGTAGCCGTATCTATTCGCTTTTTTCGCTTCTTCCCTAATCTGTTCGTCTGTTGGTTTCATCTGCTTTCCTCCTCTGCTTTGATTAGTGTGTCTGCATATTCAAGTGCAACAAAAGCAATGCAATCATAAAATGATTTTTTACCCTCGTATCTAATCTTTTCATATTGCTTGGTAATCTCTCTCATTGAATCAGAATTACCAAGAATCCCTACCATTGCATCTTTAGCAATTAGTAAGTGGGT